CTTTGGTAATCAAACGAACCTTTAAAGGTTCTAAGACCGCCGAAACTGTGGTATTGGCTTTCCAATGTGACCATCCAATAACGTCACCACCCGTCATAAATTGCTCCACATGCTCACGACTAACATCAGGTGCGTTCGAGCGAACCTCCTGGACAGAACCAGGTCTTACTTCCAACATTGATGACAATGGAGGAGGAGTTATGTCGAAATCACTATCAAAAACAATTTGACGGAGATTTTTTCTCAAAACTCGAAGGATGCTTAGGATCTCTTAACTCAGACTTCGGTATTGGTAAAATCCGAATACCGGAAGACGAATCTGAGGGAAGACCCTGCTCTCTTTGTAAGACTTGACGAATATAGGCTCGACCACCACCTGATGAGCGATTCATCTCAAATGCCGCCGAACGTGATGGCTCTTTTAAATCTCTAGGAGGATTCCGAAGAGAAGAAATGATCACATCACGGTAAACCTTCCGGAAGTTGGACCCAGTCCAAACTCCCTTCTCTCCAGCATTCAGTTCAGTGGTCCCAAAATGCGGGCTGCTAGAATATTGGCTGGGGAAGAACTCCTTTAAAAAGGAGGGAAAACGAGACCAATTAAGGTCCGGAGGTTTCGGCTTGACACTAAGAACCTTTGCATGATCAATAAGGGATGAGAGTATATAAGACTCATCTACTTGCATACAGCCCCTTTTAACTCCCTGCAGAAAAGACCAACAAAGTCTTGCAGAGAACTTCGAATGGGAACCAGAGATCCGGTTCCGAAGCATCTGCTTCACAGCCCCTTTCCAAATAAGGGCTGAGAAAACTGTAGGAAAGTATTCCGATGAAGGACAATCAGGTGGATCGTTCCTCAGGAATAGGGCCATAGGTACCGCTGTATGATACTTAGCAAAGGATATGAATTTCTCATAAGGCCACTTGAGACAGACAAACAAGAAACTAACAGCATCACTAGATCGTAGTGTTACGATGAGCTTAGGAAAGAAGTCAAAAAGAACTTCAAGCTCTGATCGTAGTAGATACACTGCGTCCAAGAATCTAGGATGCTCAACAACAACTTCACTGGCACTAATATATTTAATACTAGCACCAGGAATTAAGTCCGTTTTCCAATCGTGGATTATGGTCTCAATAAGAGACTTTCCCGCGAAAGGTAACCCAACTAAAGAAATTGAGTTGGGGGGACGAAGCGACTTGAAATCGCCTCGTCTGGGGGACTTGTTCCCATCACCAATAACGCTATTGGTGGATGCGTGTGCTATGATCTCA